TTTTCCGGATTTAATGTTCTGAACAAAATCTGATTCTAACGTTATTACAGTAGCTGTCCCTTGAGCGTTAGATTCGAATATAGTTTTTTCAACTATTCTAACATTCCCGTTTTCCATGAACATAACCTCCACCTCTGCTCCAGAACCATACCCATCATTCAATTTATATATTTCTTTTTTTTCTGACTCTACTAAATATCTACCTCTATTCACTATAGAAAGTTTCTTGACGCATCCTTTCGAATCTACTTCATCTACATTGAATGAAGCGTTAAAATCTTCTCCGGTTGACAAGCTTTGTACCGAGTTCTCAGAATGTAAGGACAGCTTTTCCCCCACTGAATACCCGGAACCAGAACCCTTTAAAAAAAATTCTCCTATTATGTATTCCTTAAAGGACACCTTGATTTGATCCCCCGGGGCTAATATTCCTGAAACATTTCCTTCAATTGAAATTATGGCGTTTCCCAAATTCTCAAACTTTTTAATGAAAAATTGTTTTTCCGCGCTTAAAACTCTGTATAAGTCACTGACATCAGCTATCTTTAGAAAACTTCCAGCCCTTAACGCAGAGAGGTCGGAGTCAGTGTTAGCGTAAGCTCTATTAGAACCTTCTGCTAATGTTACTGTTGTAAACTGTTCGTTCATTTTATTATCCTATTTTCCCCCTGTTCCTAATTCCACTACATTTGACAAAGGAATTGCTTTTCTTTTATATTTTATTCCATCTAGCGGATTTAAACCTTCGTATTCATTAATTACACTTCCATCGAATATATCGTAAGATCCAATAGTAAAGAATCTATGCTGATTATCTATGGAGTTTTGAGGAATTTCTATTTTAATTAATCTAGAGTCGATAAGATCGTCTACGTCAGAATCCTGCGAGTCATCAGAAGTGAATGGCTGTTGTCCGAAGAAAACCTCTTGATTTCTCTCCACTTCCACCGTTTGTTCACCAACGAGAGTTGTGTATTTGACGTTTCTAGTAACTTGTTCGGGGGTTTGAGACAACTTATAAATTTCCCCTCTATCGAACACCGAAGAATCTCCTACGGACGCTACGTTGGATGAGAATAGCACAAATCCTCCATTAATTAATTGGTTAAATTTTGAATCTGAGCCGAAACTGGAAAGCGTTCCTTCTAAAAACTCATTAGCTAAGTTTTGAGTATAATAAAAAATCTTCTGAGGACGTAAAACCAAATATTTATCTAGGTCTCTTGTTATCGAAGCGACACAAATCGAATCTAACTCTATCCAATAACCTTTAGCATCTGTACTTCCCGGTGTTTTTTCTCCCTCGTAATTTTGTATAAGTAAATATAATTTCTTAATTCCTGAGCTTTCATATTTGACATAAGCATTAAGTGAATTTAAATCTGTGTTTTGATAAGTGTCATCAGCACTATTATAACTAGCAAAGTCATCTTCTTTTATTTCTTGAGTATCACGCGTTGTTTTAGTAAGGAAGAAAGCTGGAGGCCTTGGGTTTTTGACTGTCGTTTTGTCAAAACCTAAGTTTATTCCAACGTCGGCTGTTTCACTTAAATCACTTGTAGTGTAATTATTTAATCCGTTGTCCGAGGCAGAAGTTACATATTTTGGACCATCACCAACGGCCTCTGAATCTACTTTGTGTTTATGTAAATTAATAAGCTCAACGACAACATCATATTCTCTTGGCGGGCTATCCTCATAAAAATAATCGGAGTTTAAATTAACGATATCTCTAATTGTGATGTTCGTTTCCATTGGGGATACAAAAACATCAAATCTCCCCCTGTCCGGGGTGTAGAAAGCTTTTAAAATAAATTTTGTGTCTCGTGTAGCTCTGCGCCTGTTTACGCTATCGTCGCCTGCTAAATCTGTATACTTAAAATAGCTCGCATCGGTGGCTTGTCTCTCTAAGTTTGGGTATACTGGGAAATTCTTAAAATTGTATATTATAGAAGTATTTGGGGCTGCCGTATTAGTAACCGCCCTTAAAGTTATTAAAAAGTATAATTGTTTTCCCGAGTCAAACTGCATAATCTGCTTCATTTTAATTACTGCAAAAGAAATCCAAGATCCTCCCCCTCCTTCGGCTTTGTATTTCCCATAAGTGTATAGAAAGTTCGTGTCCGAATTCAAAACCCCTACAGTCCAAGAAAAACCCAAAGATGTAACATCGGTTGACACTACGCTTACATTAGCTCCAACTGTTCCCTCCCTGTCCCCTGTATCTAACTCAAGTCCAGCTATTTCAACCCCGCCCACCAGTTTGCTGGAAATTTCTGCAGCCGTAACAAAAGTTGTTAGGAATACTCCGGTCGAAAATTCCCCATGGTAATTCATACTGAAAAACGCAAAATTATAGAATCCAGCAGCCTTGGAGGCTGGCACCGAATCCTCCATCGTGTCTTTAAAATTTTGGACCGTAAAAGGTTTTTCTAGGTAATTTCCATATGTAGAGTTTTTATCTCCCGGTTTCTTGCCTACAAGAGTTGAATTGTTCGGGTCTTGGAAAAAGTTTTTATGATCTGCATTTACAGTTATTGATGCGTCTGCGTTAGGTTCGAATTTAAAATATACAAATATTATGGAAGTGTTATGATCCGGATCAGGCGCTGTCTTACCAGTGTCGGTTTCTTTCTGCGCCACCTTGCAGCTGTAGACCATATTCCCGGCTCCATCGTTGAAAACAGCCACGTTCGAGGGTTTCATGGGAGGCTTCTTGCTGATATATGGAGATTGCACTGATTCGGATCTAAAATCTTGTTCAATTAAATCATATTTACCTGTATTATACTCGAGGCCCATTACAGCTATTTTCCCCATTTCGTTTTCTTTAACGCTTAATGTGCTATAAAGTTGGCTTTCCGGGTTTTTTCTTTCTTGATCATGAATTGTATAAGCCAGAGGCATATTACTTACTTCCGAACTAGTTAAATCAAAATCAAATACACCAGTGTCTATATTATGAGTTTCATATTGAGTTCCAGTGAGAGTTATTTGGACTATTCCATTACTTATTGACCCTGAAGGTCCTTGTATTTCGGAGATGTATCCATCAGCGTCTGCACGTGCTGAATGACCTGTCCAGAAGGTGTACTCCAACAGATGCGACCTCCTTATATCCTCTGTATCCGAACTACCAGTCAGAGTGGTCGTTACTGGGTCATAATGGTACGTAGGAGCCATAATTGAGAGAACTCCTGTCTCCCTCTCTGCCCCTTTTCCATCCGCGTCCTTAAGCCCCTTAAATGATATATATCTGTCGAGCGTTACAACCGCGCCTTTATCGTCGTTGATTCTTATCCCCGAAAGCCTACCACCAAATTGGTAGTCTGTTCTATTTTGATCATGAACCCTGAAAACATCTCCGGGTCTTAAATAAGACGCTTCTAATCCCGCGTTAAAGCTTACGGTCTCTGTCTGAAGGTTTTCTGTTAGCAGTGTCCACCTTCCCCACCTTATGGCCTGAGATTTTTTAGTAGCCCCATAAGCAGTTGTTTCCACTTCCCTTTCCCCGTATTTCTTTATGCTTTCTACGTCTTTGACATATTCAACAGCGGGTTTATGAAAATTTTCTTTGTCTAAATATTTAACTATAGCTATATTATGTCTTGCTTTTCTATTGCTTGATTGATAAATAAAATCACCATTTATTACATTAGAATTATTGAACAGCATTACTGGATCTTTTTCCGCATCCTGTACTGCAAATATACTTCCTTGTCCGTAATACGCAATTCCTCTGAAGACACTTGCCATATGGTTAATAACTTTAAAAGCTTCTTCTTTTTTGTTTAACAATATGTTTGCAGAGAACCTAGGCTCCAAACCCCCTTCTCCGTCTGGAACTAATCGGTCGCAATATTGTCCTATTTTATATAGCGTCCATTTATCGATATCATCTTCAGATATATGATTACCGAGACCATATCTTTTATTAGTCAGTAAATCATAAAAAACCCAAGCAGGGTTGTCTGTCCACTGCTTATCATCTTTAAATGTTCCATCCCATATGTCCGTTGTGCCGTTAACGGTGTGGTCACCTAATTCATCTTGACTTAAACCGCTTATATTGATTACTGTTTGAGAGATTGATTGGCTATAGTCTTCTTGGCTTTGAGGCTCCCAAGTTCCCATTGTAGTTCCGCTATGTACAGAATGATCACCACTTCTGACGAAGTTATATACCGGGTTGTAGTCTGCATCATGATTAGTGAACATGCCTGTTCTCCCCTGATACCTCGCGCCCCCACTGATTTGACCATAATTCCTCAACCATGGGTTGTAGTTGCTCGGGACTTTTACCTTTATAAGTCGCATGTCAAATTTTCTCGTAGGAACTTGAGCGAAGTATTCTGCGGAAAACTTGGAGCTAACAATTGCTGAATTTGGATAACTATACGAACTTTCGTAGATTTCGGTTAAACTGTCAACCACTGTTGTGTTTGCGTATCTAGAATCTAGAGAATCAAATGTTTTTCTAATGATTATTATTTCCCAACCCAAGAAATCTAATCTTCCCGACATGTTACTCATATCAATTCTTGTCGAATTTATGAAACCTTGAGTGATCCTACCCTTTGCTCTCACACTCCTGCTTTGCCCAAAACTTTTTATCACAGCTTTAGGAAGAGGGGAATCTGGCGAAAATATAGCTTCAACATTAATCAAGTAGTTTACTGTCGTATTCCTAGCGTCTCCCATTGTTTTGGCGTTTTGGAGTTCTCTATATTCTAAATTTGTTATTTTTACGTTTACAACAACAGCGGTGCAACTTTTGTTTAGGACTCTATATTTTCTTTGGTTCACAACCATTCTTCTGTGATCCTGATAAGCATCGGTTCCCTCGGTTGCGCTTGGGTTGTAAAGCTTATCAAATTTTTCCGTTGGCGTTGCATGCCCCCTTCCCAATTCACGAAAGTTATAATTTGGCCCCCTTAACCTTTGACTAATTGTCCGCGTTTTGGTTGATGACCTAGAAATATCCTTGCTAAATGTCGATGAGCCTTCTGCTTGAACCCCGTCTGCTATCCCTTTGACATACGATACGTCAATATTTGCGAAATTAAGTTTTTCCGAAGTGTCTACGAGCGGAACGTCGTCCCAATATATCGACCTTAACCATCTTATATTATCCTTCCAACTCATGTCGGCTTCTGCATCCGGGTCAGTTGCCTTGGCGTCATAAGCTTCATAAGGCTCAAATTTACCCGAAACATAACCAATGTCGCCTGTTTGACCCGAATAAATAAATTTACCTGAAACAAGCCCCTCTAAAACCCCTTCGGAAACCAAGTCAAGAACTTGTATCTGTGTTCTGGATACAGCTTTTTTGCCAAGGCTTATCTTGTCTAGGATACCCTCTCTTGCAATGATAGGTGTTCTAGCTTTTTTATTCGCGCCAGCTAAAAATATTCCTGATTTGTCTTCTATCATATTATACTGTTAATATAGGTTGATCTGCAGCTTCTGAAGACAAGTAGTCGACATCATAACTTGCCGCTATAATTTGACTACCAACCAGTAGTCTCCCATATCCAACTGGAACTGGGTTTCCTTCTTTATCTGTGTTTTGTGGGCCATTGAACATATAAGACCCTATGCTATCCGAAATTTCTCCCGGCTTTGGCGCTTTCGCTATTAAATTAGATATGCCAGCTGCCAATAACCCCAACCCGGCCATTACCATAGCGTACCCCAATTGAGGATTACCCGCGGCAGCAATAATAAATCCCCAGACTATCAAAACTATAGCTAATATAATGGTAAAAATATTCATCCCATCCCCGGCCCCCTCTATAATAGGAATTAAATCTATTGTTTTCATTTTGTTGTTCTTCAAACAAAGTTCCGAGCTTTTTATTGTTTCTGGTTTTTTTATGTCTAATGGGTCTTCGTGCATGAAATCCCTTCCATCAATTAATACATTGTATTTGATATTTTCTCTATGATCTTTAATTAATCTTTTCTTTAATTTGTTGTTCGATAAAACGTTAATAGCGTTTATAGCTTCGAAGACGGTTTCAACAGACAGGTTCCAGACTCTTTTTTTCATAGTCTTGCCTAAGTGTCCGTGAAGTTTTATTTTTACTAAATTTTTCATTACGCTAAACTTTTATGTCTCATATAAGCAACCCTAGATTTATCATTAAAATAACTTAAGCTTTCAATTTCTGATTTTGCTGGGTATGGATGATGTATGACTTGGCCATCTCCGATAATTACAGCGCAATGAGAAAAAGCTTTTATTAAACCGTTATCAGATAAAATTAAATCATATTTCTTAGGTTCATCTACTCTAATAAACCCTCTTTCTTCAAACAATTCAACAAAATACTCATTATCTCTTCTGTTATATTTCCAAAATTCTGGATGACTCACCCAATCTTCAGGTTCCACTTGTCTTATTGGATGTTGTATATTCGGTATATCTAAATTTAAATTTCTTTTATAATAATCTATGATTAAAGTAATGCAGTCTATTTCGTTTGTTAAGAAGTCCCTTCCAATTAAAGGCAGTTCAAAAAAATTGCTAGGTTCATATTCATTAAATTTATCATTTTTTACATCATAAATAAAAGCAGGTAAATTTCTTTTATGAGCGTAATATTTATCTATTAAACTAAACTCAACATCACCCGGATGAGAATGATAAAAAGCTGCTAAATTGTCTAATTCTGAATCCTCGAACTGATCAAACCTAATAGCAAAACTTTCAAGCGGGTAGTTGCTTTTATTCACACAGCTTTTTATAGAGCCATCTTTGAAGATAACCCCGCAACATTCTTTTGGAGCTTCGTCCAAAGATTGTTCTTTTATTTTATTTTTTTGGCTGTCAGTTAACTCCATTGTAATAAAATCTATTTTCCGGAATTGAATAAATCAAAAAAGACAATTCCAAGTTTTTCGACATTTTCAAATCTGCTTCCGAAAGTTTTCCGCCTTTAGGATGAGAATGAAAAGACACTTCTATCTCTCCTTTTTCACTAGCCCGTAAATAATCGCTAGATGAAACTTCGAAAAAGTTCTCAGGATCTTTGTGCACATTCCTACAAGGATGAAACGACAATTTATTGCCCTTGCTCGATCTGTATAAAAGCCCACATGATTCTTCGGACGGTTTCTCTAAAGCGAATCTTTTTAACTCGAAATATATTTCGTCTTCCAGCTTCATTATACTCCTCTTTGTTTCTCTGCTGATGGGAACCCGCCGAAAGGCAAGACCCCGTTTGATGTTGGATTTTTTTCTGAACTGAACCTTAGTTTGCATCCGGGAACGTCCTTGGAACATGCATCCCCTACCCAATAACCAGGATTTGGAGGCCTTTTGCCTGCTGGGACAATTTTTCTTGCTACAAAATAATACTTTATGAGATCTTTAATTACAAAAACAAAATTCCCTATAGTATAAGCCATTTTTTCATTCCATTCTCCATGGTCGGTAAAATCTGTTACAGGTTTCCCTATTACATTTCTTATTTCGAACCCTAATTCTGTCGCAACAGGCGGAGCCGTAAAACCGGCACTAATAGTCTTGTCCCCATGTGCGGTGGTGGCTCTATCTTTGTATTCGTAACAACACCCTTCCCCCCTATAGGACCAAGTGCATCTTTCTGCCAGAATTATCCTTCTGGGCAGCCTTACCCCTTCTACATCTAATACTGAAGCAAGATCAAATTCAATTACGTATTTGTTTTCTGTAGCTTTCCTTTCTATATAATATACCTCTCTCGGAAATTCAGCTTTAACGCTTGGATCAAAACCCTGAGGAGGTTGAGAGCCCAAAAAGTTTTCATAATCTAAAAATTTAGCAAAAGTTTTATACCTTGTTATTTTTGCCCCAACCAAATCATCTAATTTCCTAATTTGACTTTTAAATATTGATAAAGCGTTTACGCTTTCGTCATTTACAGCTATTCCCATTTTAGGTTTTGGGATTGATCCTTGCATGGTAGCTTCAAATCCAGCCATCCTAAACGGGGCAGGGTAATATTGATCTTTTCTCCAAATAATAGATTTTTTATGCCCTGCAAAAGGTCTGCAATTATGAAATCTTAAAATTCTTTCTTCGACATTTTGATCGGTTTTTTTGTTTAGGATTTGGTTGTCGATCATCAAATCCCCCAAGTCCAACTCGTAAAGATAGACCAAAGACGAAGGATTTAATCCAAAAGTTTCCTTGGTTAAAGCCTTCGAATGAGATTTAGCTTCAGTTGTTGATATTTTTGGCATTATCCAGCTACCTCAAAAAAGTTTGCGGAAATAGAATAATTATCAAAAAAATTGAAAGTATTAGTCCAACCTCTACAGACAAAAAGTCTTTTCCTGTTTGGATTATAGGGCTCAGGCGGAGAAAAAAGAAAACTTTCTATGGCTCCCCTGATGTGGAAAAAATGTAAAATCGCTGTAGCTTCTTTCTTTCTCCTCTTATCGAAGGATAGAGTCAGCCCAATTAAATTTGTATTTATATTGTCCGATACCCTTTGTTCGTATCCATCTCCGTATTTTACCGGTGATACCGTTGGTGTGTTATTGACCGAAGAAGAATACGAGGGTGTCCATATGAATTCAGGAACCTTTTTCCCTTCCGTCTCTATCAAGCCTCCCCATTTTGAATCTGATAGAGTCGGGCTCAGGTCATCGGAGCCGTGAGCTGGAGACTGAGGCAACTCTGATCTAGCGTAGTAATAATAGTAAGTTTTTTGAACATTGTTTACAGGTGGTGAATTTTTAGTCGCCAAAGATGAAGCTTCTGTCACGTTCCCAGCGATATCGACGTATTGAGTGACTACTTTTACAACATCGTTCTTATTGTACGCCTGACTCAATTCATAAAGCTCTTGACCACGCTTATTTAACGTAGCCGTTTCGTATATATTAGCCATTTCCCTTTACCTTTATAGATTTTACACTAAATCGTCTGTTATGAGTGTAAATAATTCGGAATGTCATTTATTCCGGGTCCATTAAGGTTAAGGAGAGAGAACCAGAGGTTCTTCATCAATACCAACGAGGTTAGAGGAGCACAAAGTGTATCGGTTAATTACGCGATGCCAACTGTGCCTTTGAAGCATATTGGTCAAACAGGAACGCACAGGGTAGTTGATGGCCCTTATGGAGGAGCCGCTTCGGTTTCGGCTAATCTCCTTACAGGAGACCCTTTTCTAAAATATACAGGCGAAGCACCTTTTAATGGATATCTTTTCGAAACTGAAGATGGAAGAAACCTTAACGGTGATGCTGTAGACATAGCGTTTACCTCCGGCTTCCTTAGCAGTTATACTATAAATTGTGCGATTGGACAAATACCCATGTTAGATGCACAAATCCAAATAGCCGGAAATATAGGAAAACTTCCTAGTGGTGAATCCACCTCTTCTAGGGTTTCCAGTGATTATGCAGCGATATCTTCAACCGAAAACAAGGACTTTTCCCTTAAAATCGCTGACCCAAGAAGCCTACAGGTTAGTATAAACGATTTTGAAACAAACAGATTAAACAGTTTCAATATCTCTTTCGAAATTACGCGTACTCCGGTTTATCCGATCGGTGGAAAGATGCCTGTAAAATGCTTTATTAATTACCCTATAGTCGTTACCTGTAATTTTCAAATTGATCTTGACGCTCATGATCTAAGATCTAAAAGTGGATATAGTCATAAAGTTTTAAGAGATTTCCCATGCACCGAAAATACAGAAAATTTGACTTTAACTTTTTATGATCATTTTACAGAAAGTCAAATAGTACAATATTCTTTCACTGATTTACTTTTGGTAAATCAAAATCATTCAACTAATATAGATGGAAATGTCGTTGCTAATTTAACTTATCAAGCGTTAATAAACAAAAATAAACAATGATATATTTTGATGAAATAGACATATCCGTTAAACCTAAAGGAGCAGCAAATGCAACGGGCGTACTGGCATCAGATTGCACATTAGTAATGAGAAACGAAGTTCGACCTGTATATAACGTTGGAAGGGGAGGTACAGTGTACCAAGGGGCTCATGGCCCAGCCCAGGCTCAAATATCTTTTAGTTATCTTTTAGAAACGGAGGCTGAACCTTGTTTTGAGTCCGCTAGATTAATAAAGAGGCGAAAAGACCAATCTCCTAAAACCAGAATTTCTTTTGCGGGAACCACCGGAGATTATTATTTAAACTCTTATTCAATAAGAGCTCAGCCCAACCACGCCATGAGGGCACAAGTTTCTTTTACTTGTTATAATTTAGCTAGCGGGGGAAATGCTAGTAGCTTTGTGAAAAAGGGTGATATTTCCCCCACGATAAATTACAACACATCTAAATCAGTTGCGCATAGTTGGTCAACTTATCTTGTGGAATCTGGAAACCACCCCCAAAAAAATCCAACATTTAATTTAAGCTACCAATTTCAAGCTAATCATAACCCTATTTATGTGATCAACAAGCAAGTTCCTATCCAATGCAACTTTGTTAACGCAAAAGAAACAATTGAGACATCAAAGGCTAAATTATATAACGCTCATGTCAGCGGAATATCTGGGCAAAAAACCAATATAGCCGACACAGGAACATACTTAGGGGACTTGACTGTATCTCCAGTTTTGTTAGTGTGCAGTGATGATAAGCCAGACGCCTCCTTAACGATAGATCTTTCCGGGGCTTATATAACCGAAACAGTGGTAGACGCTAGGGTAGACGACTTTCCTAAAACCAAAATAAAAGCCGAAAGACATTTTTAATATGTATTTGAACTATAAAAATAGTAAAGTCACTATAGCCGATTACGATCCGTTGCAAGGACCCGGCGGTTCAGACAAAAAAGAGTTTGTAGCCCAATCGATTCAACTAGAGCTTCAGGCTAAAATAGCCGCTCAATACGTCACAGAAGAAAGATATTCTCACACTTTTGTCCCCGAGCAAGGAATTAACGGGACTTTAAATTTTGATTATTTTTTAACTGGATCCGACCCACTTAAAGACTACATAATAAACGACTCTGGCGCACAGGCAAAATACAGAACATTAAGCGGCAACTTTGGAGGATTAAATTTCAGTTCTGGTTACTTGACCAGCTATAGTGTAGATTTTTCTCCTAATCAACCTATAAAAGCTCAGGCTTCTATACGCTTCTTCGACGCTCTTAGCGGAATACATACATCCACTAGCCATTCAGCAACCGATACGCCGACCCTTAACGTTCATGATGTAGTCATATCTTCTTCCGAAGAAGGGGCATACTCTCAAGAAATCAGACCAAGAGTAGATTCCATCAGAAGAATTTCCTATGCGTATCAAGCCGAAGTCGAGCCCAGTTATGAAATTGATCAAACTGTTCCAGGAAGTGTTGTTTTTGGCAGAAAAACAGTTAGCGCCTCGCTCGAAGTAGACTCCCTAAGTGGCGACCTTTCCATATATGGAAAACCAGCTCACTTTAAAGCTACCTTGAGTCACCCAGATTTACCCTCGGTCACTGAAACGTTTCCTGTTAGTGGCGAGATACAGCAAAGAAATATCAGAACCTCTGTTGGCGATGTTATATCAACTACTTTAACGATTATACAAACTCACTTCGGGGAATGTCCTACGGTAACCAATGTTGTAGGCGCACATGCTTGGGATACGACTTATCAAATTACCGGCACTAATTTCGTAGACGTTACTAAAGTAAAAATAGGCACAAAGTCTGCTACAAGCTTCTCTGTTCAAGCCACGACAGGAGTCTCCTTTGTTGTACCTTTTGGCGTCTCATCAAGCGCCATTACAGTTTATACTGAAGCTTGTCCCTACGGTGTCTCTACTTCAAGCGCTACAATAACAGACCCCGGAATATCTGTAACTGGATATTACAAATCAGATGGAATTACCGAATCCTATACTGGTCGATACTCGGATAAAATAGTGGTCAAAGGTCAGCATTTTGACGAAGTGGATAGAGTCTATTTCAAGAGGGACACTGGTCCTCAAGGAACGACACAGACCAGTGATACTGAAATGCCAGCTTCTTTCGAGTTGATTTCCGATGGCTCCGCATCAGAACTAAGAACGACTGTTCCTGAAAATTGTATTTCCGGTCACATCCATGTAAAATCAACCACCAGAAACGTTTCGAACACAAATGACTCCCACATGCTAAAGAGGCATTTTGTTCCGTTTCCAGTAATTGATTCTTATTCTTTTACCAAAGATGGAGGCTTGCCCGGCGGCGTCATAACAATTAACGGAAATGGGTTCGTTGGCGGAGAAGGATTTTATGCGGTTGGCTTGACGGGCGTTGTAAACAATCTTCCTCTATCTCCCTTAAGCGGAGTAACGTCTTCAGGCATAGCTAACGTAAGCGTGAGTGGGGAAAGGGTTGGCTCTACCAAATTATTGATTGGCCTTCCTAAAATAGAACGAGGCTACGCAGGCGGGCCAATAAAAATATCCGGGGAAAGCGGTGTCTATGCTATTTCCGATATTGACTTTAAACCTTTGGTATACATAACTGGCATATCTGGCGATGTTCACTCGTCCAGCTTGTCCTTGGCTAATCATCCAGCTAGCGGAACGGTAGGCACAGATATTATAATTTCTGGAGGGAACTTTTATTCTCAGCTTTTGCATTATGTTACGCCTCATACTCTGGGCAGCGCAGGTACCTCCTTTAACGCTTGGGTTGCTGACTATAACGGAGTCACCGGCATCGTTTACCCTTCTGGTGGTACTAGCACTACAGTTCTTACAGGGACCATACCTTATGGGGCAAGAAGTGGAACTCTCGGGTTATTTGACCTTGCGTTGAATAAGCATCCTTCTGGTATGGATTTTTCCCCTGTTTTACCTGCTCCTGTTGTTAAGGCTGTGACGCCTCATTCTGGTATCGGTGGAAGCTATGTCACATTAAGTGGAAATTATTTCGCTAATACTGAATTAGTAAAACTAGTCAAGAGAAGCACGACTAAGCACGGCGATGAGATACTCTCCGGAATTTTGATGGCTGATAGCACAACCAAAAATGGGGCCGCGCCTGCTGGAACATTGATTG